CGGAGCTGATGACTATGACTGACACGGACGATCCGCCAGACCTGGACCGCCTGGAAGAAGGCGACGACGTGAAGGTTCACTACCTGTCGAAGCGGTCGGGAAACGAAGTGGACCGGACAGGCGAATTCGTGTTCACGACGTCGAACCCAGACGACGACACGACCCTGTTCTGGGTCCACACGGACCAGCCCAGCCCGCTAAAACATCAGTACGTCGTCCTGTCCAAAGCCGAAACCACGGACGGCGACGACGTCGTCATCGCTACGTCCGCGACCGTCGCGGCGGACGACCCGAACGACGGCGACCCGCCGCGTCCAGGAACCCATCACGCGGTCCAGTTCACTGCTGAACGGACGTCCCACCTGGGTATCGTGGACCGCGTGATGAAGAACGGCTGGAACATCAACGTCCAGGGTAGACGATGACGGACCCGTCGCTGAAGTTCGCCCACGCGAACGTCGGCTACGTCCTGGACGGCCTGGAAACAGCGACCGTTCGCTACGGCCTGGACCGCGAAATCCAGGCGGACGACCTGGTCGTGTTCCTGACGCCGGGCGGCCAGCCGTTCGCCCAGGCGGTCGTCCGCGACGTCGTCCAGGTTCCGGTCCGTCACGCCATGATGCCGCTACAGGCTGAAGCCCATCCGGCGGACGACGTCTTCGACCTGCTGGACCGCCTGAACGGACACTACGACGATGACCTGACGATGGACACGCCGGTCCAGGTCGTGAAATTCGACGTCCAGGACATCCCGCTGGAACAGCCCGTTGACCGACGACAGACTACTGACCCATGAACCACGACGAAGCCGCCGAACTACGGGACGAACTGAACGACGTGGACAGCGTCGAAGGAACCGCCGACAGCATGACGAACGCGCCCTACCGCTACGCCCGCATCATCCAGCCGGGCTTCACGAACGGGAAACCTGAATACGGGGTGGTCCTGGACGCGGCGGCCCAGACCGCGACTTTCCCCTATATCCCGCGGGACGTCATCGACGTCGTCACGGACGCCGCGCCGGACGCCTACATCCGGGTTGAACCGGAGGAAGACCGCATCCAGGTCAGGCGTCCGATGGATTCGTAGGCGCGTTTCGTCTTCGGATTTACACTTAAGAGTGAGGAACTCCCTACTCCCTGGTAACGCCGTCTTACCGCCCTGGGTCACTACGGCCCTGGCGGGGCGGTCGCCCTGGGCCGGGCGCGAACGGTCCACCCTTCGAACTATTCGAAAACCATGACGAAGAACTACAAACCCGGTGAACTGCCGGGAGGATTTGAAGAACAGCTACAGAACGGATCGCCCTTCGCCCTGCTGGTCGCGGACCAGAACCTGTCGCGGCCCCAGGTTCTGGCGCGGATCGAAGACGCCGCCGGCGTCGATCTATCCAGCGCCCAGTCCGGCCACCTGACCCAGCAGGACCTGGCGCGACTGGTCCATCACCTGGACGACGACGCCCGTCCCGCGGACTGCCTGTCGCGTCACTACCCGAAGCGCGGGCTGGCCCAGATGGTCGCGGACGCCGCCGGCGCGAACATCGAAGTCGACGACGGCCAGGACGGCTTTCGAAAACAGCAGGCCATCCAGGTCTGGTTCGCCATCCACGCCGACATCAGCCTGGGGGACAGCCCGGACAGCATCACGACCGGCGACTACACGGTGGAAGCATGACGGGAAACCTACTGGCCCACGCCGCGGACTACTTCAAGTCCCGCGAAGTGATGGTCCGCTTCAAGGATGACGACCGCGGACGCTACGCGTTTACGTGCATGATGCCAGGCGTGGACGGCTACAAAACGCCGATGGTCGTCACGGCGAAGAAGTACCTGGTCAACCGCGACGGCGTCCAGGTCGCGTCGTTCATGGAACGAAAGGTCTGTCAGCGCGCCAGCGACATGGACGGGAAAGTCGTCCTGTTCGTAGGCGGAAGCGACCGCTGGCTGGTCTTCGATCCCGACGCCATTCTGGAACACGGCCTGGAACCGGACAGCAGATCGACGCGGCGGAAGTCCGAAGACTGGCTGGACGTCCCGGCGGCCTGGGGCTGTCGCCTGGAATCCTATGCGGACCGGGCCGCGTCGCCCCAGACCGAACCGAACGGACGCTGGCCGCCGACCCAGTCCGGGAAGCCGACCGCGGCGGACGGCGGGTCAGCTCCGGCTGGCGGCCAGCAGGGCCTGGACAGGTGGTCCTGATGGCGGGCGACAGCGACCTGGCCGACCGCATCCGACAGTTCCGCGACCGCCTGGACGACCGGGTCTGTCCCGACGAAGACCATCTGGACCAGGTGGTCAGCGCGAAGGACGTCCGGGACGATCTGGACACGATTCTGGACGACGCCGACGCCCAGCATCCTGGTCTGGAACTGGTCGTCGAATTCCGCCAGCAGTTCACGGTGAAGCCGCCCGACGACTACACGGACCCGGTCAGCGCGGAAGACTGGTTCTGGAACATCTACCCGGACATGGGCCGCGACGTCGTCGACACGCGTTCGAAGGACCACTACGAAGTCGTCGCGGTCCGCCCGCGGGGGAACGGATGGTCCTGAAGCGGCTGACGGTCGGCGGCATCATCAGCGCCATCCTGCTGGTCGTGGGCTCCGGCCTGGTCGCCATCGACCACCCAGTCCACGGGCTTCCCTGGCTGGCCGGCGGCGTCGGCATCGGAACGATGGCTATCGTGTCCTACTGGCGGGGGCGACGATGACGGACCGCGACCAGGGGCCGGAAGACATCTTCAGCCTGCAGGGGTTCGCCTACACCCTGCAGTCCAGCCCGACGACGAAGACCCACAAGGGCGGGGACGACCTGCTGACGTTCGGCGTCACGCTGACCGCCGACGTGACCCTCGCCCTGGACCACCGGGTCCTGAACTGCTGTCGATGCGGCGCGTTCCTGGAACCGCCCCGGACGGGCTGGGCGCGGTGGTTCGCCTGGAACAAGGCGCTGAACCAGGCGAAGGGGCTGGACGGAACGACGTGTGTCGCCTGCATGGCCGACGCCTACGACGTCGAACCCAGGTTCACGACCCACGCCGACGACCGCGCCCGCCGGGAAGCGAAAGCCCAGATCGACGCGACCGACGCCGTAGCCAGCAGCGACGACTAACCCCGACCGTATCACTCCCCCGGCAGTACGTCAGCCCAGGTTAAGTTATCGTCCCGACGACGGTTTACACGGGGTGATGACACTCACTGACACGAACCTGGTTCACTGACGCCCGCGGGCGGGACAGCCCAGGCGAACCGTTCACCTTCGTCGTCCCTGTCGCTCGTCGACCGACGACACGTCCCGGACGTCCCCGCGTTCACGACCCAGGCCGCCGCGGACCCGGCGACCAGGTCACGACCTGAACGTGACGGACGTCCAACCCCTACCCGATTCGATGCGGTCCTGACGCGTTTTCCGGTAGCCAGTCCCCGTAGCGACTGGTCCAGGTTCGAATCCTGGCGCGTCGATGTATGTCCCAGGAAGCTGTCGGGACCCAGTCCGACCCGGACCACGATCCGGACGCGGACGACGTCTCAGACTGGAACCAGGTCGTTCAGGGGATGAACCTGGACGTCCTGCAGAAGATGGAACAGAACAGCGTCGATGCCGTGGTCACGTCCCCGCCCTACTGGGGACTCCGCGACTACGACGGCGCGGATGTCACCTGGCCGGACGGCTGGGAAGGCCAACTGGGCCAGGAACCCGACGTCGATCTGTTCCTGGACCACCTGCTGATGGTCTTCGAAGCAGTCCGTCGCGTCCTGAAGCCTACCGGCGCGCTGTGGGTGAACATCGACGACAAATATTCGAACAGCGTCACGGGAAGCCAGCCGTCCGGAGCTGACGGACGCCCCAGCCGCGACGCGTCCGAACACGCCGACCAGGGCCTGGACTTCGCCGCGCCCTACAAGTCCCGGAACGCCATCCCGGAACGCTTCGTCGTCCGGATGGTCCAGGACGGCTGGGTCTACCGGAACGACGTCGTCTGGAACAAGTCGAACGCCATGCCGGAAGCCGTGAAGGACCGCCTGGCGCGACGCTGGGAACACGTCTACCTGTTCACGCCGACGGCGGACACATGGTTCGACCTGGACGCCATCCGCCAGCCCCACGTCGAAAGCAGTCAGCGACGCGTCCAGCGGAACACCTCCGGCCAGCAGAAGAACCCCGCCGACGGGATGCCGGACGACTTCCAGGGCGGCGAAAACGACGGCCTGACCGCCGGTTCGACCGACCAGTGGATGCATCCGAACGGGAAGAACCCCGGCGACGTCTGGGAATTCGCTACCGCGTCCTACAGCGACGCCCACTTCGCGGTCTTCCCCGATGACCTCCCCCAGCGCGCCATCCAGGCGACGACGCCGCCGAAGGTCTGTCCCCAGTGTGGAACGCCGTTCGAACGCGTCACGGAGCCCGCCGACCCGTGGTCCATCGAAGCGACCGGCAGGCCCCAGGCCGTCCGCGCTGTCGAACTGGCGCGGGAACACGACCTGACCACCGACCACCTGGAAGCCATCCGCGCCCGCGGCCTGAACGATCCGGGCAGAAAGACCGAAGAAGCGCAGACCGGAACCGGGCGAAACACCGACGACGTCGAACGCCTGGCGATGGAAGCGAAAGACGCCCTGGGCGGCTACTACCGTGAATTCACGGCGACCGGCGAAGTCCCCATCGGCTGGGAACCCGGATGCGACCACGACGCGACCGCCAGCGACGCACCCGCCGGAACCGTCATCGACCCGTTCGGCGGCGCGGGAACCACCGGCCTGGTAGCGAAACACCTGAACCGACGCTGGTTGACCATCGAAATCAGCGACGACTACGCCCAGCAGGCCCGCGACCGCATCAGCGGAAAGATGGAACGAACCAAACAGTCACGACGCCGCGCGGAACGCGTCCAGAAACAGGCCCAGGACGCCGGCCAGACCCAGGCGTCCCTGAACACCTTCCAGGACACGTCCACCGACGCGGACGACGACACGGACGCGTAGCGCGCCCACACGACGACCGACAGCTTCCACCGACGACACACGACACACGACCCACGCCCCTGCAGATCGACCCGGCGAAAGCCGGCCAGGTCTGCAGGGGCCTTTTCGTCATCCCGCCCGCCAGCTCCGCGCCCACGCCCACGACGCCGCCGTAACACACTCCTACCACCTGTCAGCCATCCGAACGGCGGGGTGGTAATCCCCGCCTACCTGGCGCTCCGAACCTATATCCGGAAACGATTCAAAAGCATCAGATATGCCACCTGACCCTGGCGGTGACGCCGACATCAGGACCTACGACGACGTGGACCCGTCGTTCACCGACGACGACGGGACGGTCCGATGCGGCGTTCCGAAGACGACGAACGGTGAACCCTGCAGGCATCCAGTCCCGAACAGCGACTGTCCGACCCACGGCGACCGGGACGCGCGGATCGACGCCGTGACCGACGGCGACGTCCAGCTCCCCGACGGCGTCGGGTCCGGCGACCCAGGCCATCAGCAGGGCGACGGCCAGCCGCCGGACGGGAACAAGAACGCGATGACCCACGGCGTCTACGCGTCCCGGAACGATCCGTGGGGGACGCTGGACTACCTGCAGGACGAAGCGCCCCAGGTGTACGCCCGCGTCGTTCGCTGGTTCTGGGACGAAGCCCTGGACGCCCCGTTCGACGTCTACACCGACGGCCACATTCCGGACGTCCCCGGCGACCCGACGGAAGACGACGGCATCCCCGGCATCGACGTGGGGCGGCTGACGTCGCGCGCGGCGGATCTGCTACTGGTCAGCCTGGACCGCGGCATCACGTTCAACGCGACGATGTCCCAGGCGAAGCGCGGCCTGGCCTACGAACAGACGAAGGCGACGTCCGACGGCGCGGTCCAGACCATAGACGAAAACCCGGTGAACCTGCCGAAGAACCGGATGCGGCGGGAGGACCGCGCCCAACTGAAGGACCTGGGGCTACGGGACGACAGCCCGGACGCGGTCGCCGCCCAGGGCCAGCAGGACCTGGCCGCCGCTGCTGAACGCGTCGCCCAGCGGAAGGACCAGGACGACGGTCGATCTACCGACGCCGACGACGGCCAGGACGGGGGCGGTAGTGAATGACCCGCGAAAGACGGCCTTCGCCCGCGCCCGCGCGTAGGGCGGGACTGTCCGAACCCCACACGACTGGGGTGGTCTGCCGTGTCTGACGGCGGCGACACGGCGGGCGTGGGCGTCCGGGACGTCAGCGTCCGCGACATCCCCGCCGACCGGAAGCAGAAGACGCCGGACGGCGACTACGCCGATGCCAGCCAGGACACGTTCATCCAGGAACTGACGGTGGTCGCCCAGCGTCACGAAGGCCCGCTGACCCGCGGCCAGATCGTTCAGACGCTGTTCGACTTCGCAGACAGCTACGCGACGGTCGAATGCGTGGACGTTCAGATCGACCCGACGACGGACCACGAAGGGAACGACGTCGCGCTGGCGCGCTTCCCCGACCAGGACGACCTACTGCCGTCCCCGCTGGGGAACTGGGACCCGGACGACATCGACGACCCGGACCGCTACGACCTGTCGGCGCGGGGTGGTCGGGATGCGTAGGAAGCGACACGTCGCCTACTGGCTGTTCATCGGCGGCCTGTTCGTCCTGTTCCCGCCTGGCGCGGTCATCATGGCCGCGGGCTACGCCGGCCAGTGGGCCTGGGAACGGTGGTCCTGATGACCGACGACACGACGATGCGGACGTGTCTGTCCGGAACGTGTCTGGAACCGACCGAACACCGGCGCGACGGCGGCCAGTGGGTCTGTCAGTCGTGTGGTCGCCGGGAAGCCGTGGGGGCCGACGCGTGACGCGGACGAACGCCCCCATCATCGACGTCTACCTACCCAGCCTGGACACGGCGGCGATGGTCCAGGTGATGGAACGCGCCGGCGACCTGGACGACTACCAGCAAGCCGACGGGACGCTGTCGATGGACGACCATCTGGACGTCATCGCTGACCACGTCGTCGAACCCGACCTGGCCCGCGACGACGTCGAAACGCTGGCCGCCCCCGACGCGGCGGCGCTGTTCGAACAGATCGTCCAGGACGCGACGAACAAAGCGGCTGTCCCCGGCCAGGACCAGGGGACCCGGAGCTGACGATGGCGGTGTTCGAAGACGAACTGAACGACATGACCCAGGCCGCGCTGGACGCCCTGCAGGCTCCGGACGGCCCGTTCGGCATCGACCAGTACGTGACGGAATTTCCCTACGGGTACGGCGCGACCTACCGGACGGACATCGCCGGCGTCCAGATAGACGGCGACGCCCTGAACGAACGCGTCCGGCGCGTGGGCGTCGGGACGGACCTGGACGGGACCGCCATGTGGACGCCGCTGAACGAACGCTGGCGCTACCTGAAGACCTACCTGTCCTGTCGGCGGCTGGCCGCGCCCGACGATGCCGACTTCCGCGACGTCATCCACGCGCGGGCTCCGGCGGACGGGACCATCACCTACGACGGCTTCCTGGAAGCGAACAACTACAGTTCGAAGGAAGGGAACTGGGCCTGGCTGGAAGACAAGGGGTTCATCCAGCCGGGGGACTGGCGGGAAGACGACTACGGCGACCTGGTTCAGCCAGCGGACGTCGTCGATGTCCCGTTCCACGGCGACCAGTGGGCGTTCGAACTGAAGCCCCGCGACTGGGAACACGCGCTGGAACAGGCCAGCCGGGCGTGGACAGGGACGTTCCCGGACTTCTGGGACGACAGGGACAGGGAACCCGCCCACGGCGGCTACGCGGACTTCGCGGTGGTCGTGATGGACGCCGACCACGCCGGTCCGGCGCTGGACCACGCCGACCGCTTCGAAGCCCTGGGCGTCGGCCTGGCGTCGCTGGACCGGGACGACGTCCTCCTTCACGTCGAACCCCAGCGGAAGAAGCCGCCCCAGTGGTCGCGGAACCGCCTGGATTTGAACGAACGAACGCTACCGGACGACTTCGGGCTGGCAGATCGACGTCAGCCCGACCGACGATGACCGACAGGAACACCTACAGATGCCAGTCATGCCCCGACGACGCCGACCGACAGACCGATTTCGAAAAGTGAGAACGGATGACCGACCACGTCGTGGATGTCCACGATGGACGCGCCCAGTTCACGCTGATGGCCGTAGCAGGTGGTAGTCGATGACGGGGAACAACCTGGAAACCCTGGACGACGTCAGGAAGCGTCTGGACGAACTGATAGATGAACGCGGCCCCGACCGGGAAGTCCATAGTGACGCCGACGGCGTCCTGCTGGATGGCGTCAGGATCGACGACACGGACGAACGGACGGTGTTCTACTGATGACGAACGGTTCGAATCACGAACGCTACTTTGCCCGCGTCTTCGACCACGCCGACTACGCCGTGATGAAGGGCGGCGCGTCCGGCTCCGGGAACTACCGCGGCATCGACTTCCCCGGTCCGACCGACGACCGCGCCCAGCCCGACGTCTTCGCCGCCGGCGACGGGGACCGCTTCGCGTTCGAACTGAAGTCCGGCGACCCGCCCCACTACTTTACGGCGGACGAAGTCGCGGCGCTGAAGTGGTTCGCCCGGCAGTTCGACGCCCACGCCCTGCTGGCGTCCCGCTTCCCCAGGGACGGCTATCGACTGTTCGACCCGGACGACGTCCACACGACCAGCTCCGGATCGCGACGGACGAAGCCAGGCGACGACCCGCTGACAGTCCTGGCGGACCCGCGGTCCGAAGCGGACGACCCACCGGGCCACCACTGGCGCGCGGTCAAAGAACACGGCCTGGCGAAGATGGTCCGGGACGGCCCAGGTGGTCGTGATGACTGACTGTCTGTCGTGTGGCGGCGACGTCGTGGACGCCTACCGCCTGCCGGGCGGCGACGTCGTCCACGCCGCCGACGTCCCGTTCAGCGATGTACCCCAGGGCGTCGAAGCTATCCGGGTCTGTCGGTCGTGTGGGGACGAAGTCGGGGTGATGGACAGCCGATGACTGACGTCGACGATCGACGCCTGGTCATCGACGCCGAAGCGGACAGCATCGCGGACGACGTCATCACCTACTACCAGCAGAACCCGGTGGACTGGCTGGAACAGGAAGCCGACCTGACGGTTCCGAAGAACCAGGGCGACCTGGTCCGGCTGGTCGCGGACGACGACACGAACCGCATCGTCGTGGTCAGTGGGAACGCGCTGGGAAAGACCATCGGGGCGACGATGGCGGCAGGGTGGCATTTCAGCCTTCACTGGAACAGCCTGACGATGGCGACGTCTGGGAACTACGACATCCTCCGGGACACCTCCTGGCGGTTCCTGAAGTCGCTTCACAAGAACGCGAAGCGGGCCGCGTCCTGGCCGGGCGAACGGAAAGAGTCGCCGCCGCGGATCGAAATCCCGGACTACGAACAGTGGTTCCTTCGCTACCTGTCGCCCAGGTACGCGCGGAACCTGGAAGGGCGACACGCGCGAAAGGCGCTGGTCATCATCGAAGAAGCTGACAAGCCCGACATCACGGCGGAACATATCGACAGCGCGGAATCGACGGCCAGCGACGCTGAAGACACGGTCCTGGTCCTGGCGAACCCGCCGGAAGACAAATCGAATTCTGTCTACGACCTGCTGGAAGACGACGCCTGGACGAACATCTACTGGGACTGGACGGACAGCCGGAACGTCCGACTGGACCTGGGCGAACTGGACGGCGACGCCCACGACCGCATCCCTGGCGTGGTCGATCTGGCCCAGGTGAAGTCCGACTGGGAGAACTGGAACCGGCGGCCCTGGCCCGGAGCTGACGCGGCGGCTGTCGCCCATCCAGACCTGGGCGGGGACCAGTATCGGAACCTGGACCCGCGCTGGTATCGGCGGCGGATGGGGCGGATGGCCCCGACGGGCTCCGCGACGCTTCGCCCCTTCTACGAAGGCGACGTGGACCGCGCGGTGGGGCGCTGGGAAGACTGGATGGCCGCCGAACTGACGCGCCTGGAAGACGCCGGCGACCCAGACGTGGAACAGCATCTACGCGTCGGCGTCGGGGCCGACATGGCGCGCGACGGCGGCGACCGGATGGTCGTGGTCGATCGTCGAAGCGACGGCATCCTGAACACCTTCGCGGACCTTCAGCCGGGCGACCACAACGTCAGCGACACGGTCCTGGACGCCGCCGCGAACGCGGGCGCTATCGACGGCTGGTTCTGGATCGACGCGCTGGGCGAAGGGTCCGGGTCCGCCGACCGGGCGCGGAAGAAGTACGCCGCGGTTCGCCGGTTCCAGGCCAGCGACAAGGCCGAAGAAGAATCCGAATTCTACGACCGGCGGACGGAAGCGATGTATCACCTGGGACTGAAGCTGAAGAACGACGAAGTCATCGTCCCGCCGAACAGCGACCTGGAAGACGAACTACGGGAGGCGGCGCGGACCCTTCGCCTGGAAAAGCGGTCGCGGGGTTCGGACACGGTCCTGAACCTGAAGGGAAAGGACGACCTGAAGTCCAGCGCCCGGCTGGGGCGGTCGCCGGACATCCTGGACGCGGCGGCGCTGGCCTGCTACGAACCCCGCCCCCGGCAGAACTACACGGAACCGAACGTGGGCGGCGTGGTCGGCTGACGCCGGAAAAGGTTTCGAAAAGGGTTACTGGCGGTCCAGTTCGTCAGCTCCGGGCGGCCCGTCGTCCTGGTCCTGGTCCTGGAACGCGGCCATCGCCAGCAGGCCGACAGACGCGACGACGCCGCCGGCGATGGCGGCGACATCCCCGACGACGAAGAACAGGATGACCGCCCAGATGATGCCCAGGAAGAACAGCATCGCCCCGGCGCTGCCGGGCTTCAGTTCAGTCATCGTCCTGGTCCCCCTGCCGGATGAACGGCATGACGTCGTCTTCGACCCACTGAACGAATTCGTGGGTTCCCCAGTCCGGGGACCAGACTTCGACCCAGCCCGACTGGGCGATGTTACAGTGGACCGCCCAGCCGTCGTAGGTGTAGGTCCCTGGGGCGATGGGCGTCGTATCGGACTGCTTGTTCGCATCGACCAGGTCGCCCAGGTCTTCGTCTTCGTCCAGGCGGTCGCCCCAGGACATGAACTTGTCCGCGTTCGCCCCCAGGGCGACGCCGCCCGCGCCCTGTAGGTTGTAGTCGTCCTTCCCGGACAGGAACCCGCCCAGGGCGATTTCCGTCCGTTCGATCCGGACGCCGGGAAGCTGGCGGGCGACGACGTCGAACACGAATTCCGCTTTCGACGTTGACACGGCGACGAAGCCAGGATGCCCGTCGCGGGCTTCCACGGCGACGAAGTCGGCCCAGGTCTGGTCCTTCTGGCGACTGTCGCGGATGCGGATGGACCCGTCTTCGACTTCAGCGCGGTCCACTTCTTCCTGTTCTTCCCGAAGGGCGGTCCCTTCGATGAACTTCGTTTCGCCGGACAGGTCTTCGACACGCTGGACGTCCAGCGTCGTGTGGAATTCCATCCCGTAGCGTTCGTCCACGTCGTCCTGGCTTTCGATGCGGTCGATCTGGCCGTCCACCGGGACGCCGATGATGCCGGCCTTCATCGTCAGGCGTCCCCCGCGTCGATCTGGACGGTCACTTCCAGGCGCGCGCCCTGGTAGGCGACGTGGTCGATGCGGACGTGTCCCTGAACGGACCCGCCCGTGACCTGGTCGATGGCTGACCGGATGGCCTGGAACAGTTCGTCGCTGGGTTCCTGGTCGCCGGTGAACGTCCGCGTCCCCTGGCCGTGTTCCCCGAAGCCAGCAGCGGCGCGGATGCGGCGGCTGTAGTCTTCGCCGCTGGGGAAGTCGAAGACGACCTGGGGCGGGTAGGTCGCCGCCATCACGCGGCCCCCCGCTTGTTCAGCGTCAGTTCGCCGGCTCCGCGGTGTTCGATGACGTGTTCCTGCTTCGCCTGCTGGTCGATCCACTGCAGGCGGGCTTCGACGACGTCCAGCCCCTGGTCTGTCAGTTCGTAGCTGTTCGTCCGCTTATCGACTTCGGACTTTTCGATAAGTCCGGCGTCGGCCAGTTTGTCCAGGTTCGGGTAAAGCCGTCCGTGGTTCACTTCTTCGCCGCGGTAGTCGGACAGCGCCCGCTTCAGGCCCAGTCCGTAGTCGGAACCGCCCAGCAGGGTGAACAGGATGTCCCACTGGAACGCGGTCATGTCTTTCGGGTCAGTCATGTTACGACGTCTTCGTGTGTCGCTGACAAGCCTATTAACTTTCGCCTACGCCAGTGTAAGAGGGTCCTACCAGTCCGTCACGGTCACTTATCGCCCATCGGAACAGTCGCCCAGTATGGCGAACCGAAAAATGAATCCGAAGCTGGTCCTGCTGATGCGTCTGGCCGGCATCCTGGGCGTCGTGGGCGCGTTCGTCGTCTTCAGCCAGTTCGACGTCGGTCCCTACGCCCTGGTCGTGGTCGTGACCGGCATCGTCGCCGTAGTCGCGCCCGAAGCCGTGGACGCGCTTCCCTTCGGCCCGCGGAAGCCCTGACAGTAGGGAACCCCTACCAGTCCGTCACGCGTCCTTAAGAATCCCGGACGTCCTGATACTACCATGTCCGACCAGTCCGACCAGGACCCGGACGCTGACCCTGCTGACGGCGACGCCGGAGCTGACGCGTCGGGCGTCGCTGTCGATGGCGTGACCGACGCCGACCACGTTCAGGGAAGCGTTCAGATCGACGGCCAGGAAGCGCCCGTCCACCTATCCGACGACATCGTGGAAGCAGTCGAACAGCGCGACGACGTCGATCTGGAAGACGTCGCGCGGGCCGCCGCCCCGTCGGACGGCCAGACAGACTTCAGCCTACGCGCCCAGACCGACGCCGGCGACACGCTGACCATCCCGGTCCACGACGTCCACGATCTGAACCTGACGCGGTCCGGCATCAACGGGCGGAACAGCTTCAGCCTGATAGGCGACGACCGAATCGAAAAGCTGGAACAGAACAGCGTCACATACAGCGAACAGGTGGGCGACTGGATACTGGCCCGCGACGATCTGGTCCCCGCCATCAAAGAGCGCCTGAAGGCGCTGCTGATGGGCGAAGACGGCCTGCAGGTCGAACCGGAAAACCCCGGCAGTGACGCCGACAAGAAGCTGGCCGACCACCTGGAAGACGTCTACAACGGCGGCGTCCGGCCCACCCAGGTCGTGGACACGATCCTGGACGAAAACATGAAGAACGCCCGCGTGGTCCTTCGCGCGACGGACCTTCAGCCCCTGGACCTGGGGACGCTGGACTACATCCGCGACGGCGTCACAGGAGAAGAAATCTACTGGCAGTCAGACACACGCGTCACGACGTTCGACATCCCGGACGACGCTGACGCGGACGACATCGAAGACATCGACCTGGACACGCGCGAAATCGACGGCCAGCCGCTGGTCATCGGGGACCACGTCTTCGACGTCAGCCTTTACGAAAAGCCGCCCCTGGAAGCGGTCGCGGACACGGTCGTAAACAAGAAGCAGATGCAACGCCTGAAGGCCCGGAAAGCCGAAATCGTGTCCTTCGGGGCCATCTACGCGAAGGTGAACCCACCGGACTACCTGCCGGAAGACGAATACTTCGACCGCGTCGAAGACGGCGACGGCGACCAGGTCACGAAGCTGGAACGCGCCCTGGAACAGAACCTGGACGCGGCGTTCGACTGGCTGAAAGACTACCAGTCCGGGACGACCGGGGCCATCCCGATGCACTGGGACCTGGAACAGCTTCAGATGCCGGAAGGCGACGAACCCCTGGACGACCAAATCCGGGGCTACAATAAGGACATCAGCCGCCGCCTGCTGGTCCCTATCGACCTGATAGAACTACGCGAAGGGTCCGAACTGTCGCGGAAGACCCTGATGCAGACCCTACTGACGACCATCCAGGGCTGGCGGCAGGAAATCCTTCGCGTCTTTGAACAGTTCGCCCAGGTCCAGGCCGACGTTCACGACCTGAACGGGAGCGTCGAACATCAGTTCCCGCCGATGAACGACGCGAACGTGGAAGCCATCACGTCCCTGCTTCAGTACGCCGGCGTCCTGGGGGCGACCAGCGACGAACTTCGCCAGATGGTGAATCAAATCCAGGGCGTCGAACTGCCGACCGGCGACGACGTCGATGGGGACGGCGACAGCGACCTTCCCCCGTCTGGCGGCCCCGACGACGTCGACGATCGACAGGACCAGATGTCCACCTTCCTGGACGACCAGAACCGGCGCGGGTCAGCTCCGAACGACGACCAGCCGGGCGGTCAGGACGGCGACCAGGACGGCGCGGATCGCGACGACGACCCGGCGTCCGCGGCGGTCGCGTGTGGACTGCAGGCGGACGCGTTCACACCGCCCGAAGGGTTAGACCTGTATGAACTGGACGGCTGGGACCAGACGTCGGTCTGGCAGGCGTTCATCAGCCTGGGCGGAACCCATACGACCTGCAGTAAGCGGATGGCCGCTGAAGTTCGGAACGCGGACGCGTGGTGTGCCGCCCTGAAGGACCAGGCCCTGGGAACGGACCTTTGGCGGTCGGGCTCCGGGTCCGCGGTTCAGATCGACGCCAGCGCCCACTACGACGTCATCGAAGCCCAGGACTTCCAGATCGACTACGACGGGACGCTGTCCGACGTCGCTGACGTGGTCGCGGACGTCCTGTCGTCGAACGGCGCGGACGCTACCCGGTTGATGGAACAGGACGACTACGTCGCGTTCAACCTGGGCGATGCCGACCCGACCGACGACGAAGCGTCCGGCGACTTCGAACCCGTCGCCATCGTCCAGGACACGGATGGCTTCCAGGTCACGGGACTGTCGAAGTCCGACGACGTCCTGGACGGCCTGGACGACGCCCTGCAGAACGCCCAGGCGTCGCTGACAGCCGCCCACGACTTCCAGGCCCCGTCCCTCCGGGAAGCCGCCCAGAAGACCCGCCGGGCGGTCGAAGACCAGCTACCCGGCGGTCAGACCGTGTCCATGAAGCGACGCGGTTCTGACCGGATGGCGGTCATCATCCACGACGGGGACGGGGACATCGCCGGATCGCTGATGGTCCAGGAAAGCAGCGTCCGCCCGGACCAGTACCTGGTCACGGGAACGGACCGCTTCTTCCGTCATCTGTCCGACTTCCACGACCGCGACCGCCGGGCTGAAGGCGGCCTGCTGGCGTCCATCCGGTCGATGCTGGACCTGTAAACCGTATACCGCTATACTAAATCATGACCCACGACCACGACCCAGGCCGGGCCTGCTGTTCCATCGGGAACGTTCCGCTGGAAGCCGCCGTGTCCGGCGATGATGATGACGACCGTCCCGTAGCGACGTCGGACATCACCGACCTACGTCGGGCGCGACAGCGGGCGCGGGCGACCATCCGCGACCTGGCGGACGTCATCATCGACTTCCTGTCGATGCGTCAGCTTGAACAGACGCTGGGCGACGGTCCGCAATCTGCCCAGGACCTGAACCGGCTTATCAGCCGGACGGCGTCGGACCATATTCAGCGGGAACTGCTGGACTGGTTGGACGAACGGAAGCGCATCACGATGGGGCGCGCGGCGCGGGCGGCGTTCGACACGATGCAGTCCGCGCTTCCCGGCGATGTCAACCGCGACGACCTGGTCGGGTCCGACGGGTTCACGAACGCCGACGCTGGTCTACTTCGTCAGCTCCGGCAGATCGACGCTGGCCTGCTGACCGACGACGACGGCGACAGCCTGGCGTCGGAAATCGGGGACGAAGTCACACGTCAGCTACGCGTGGGTTTTCGAAAAGACGAACCTATCCGCGACCACCGGGACGACAAGACCGACCTGGCGACCCGCGTGGACATGGCCCTGAACGGCCCGGACTACGAACAGTCGAAGAAGCAGGAAGCCGGTATCACGGGCCAGTCAAAGCGGACGAAGGGCGAACTAATCGCCCACGACAGCATTCAGGACGCCTACAACGCCCAGGCGCGGCGTCGCTACCTGCAGAATGGCTTCCGGTTCGTCGTCTACGACGCGACGCTGGACACGCGGACGACGGACCTATGCCGGCGGATGGACGGGGAAGTCATCGACATCCTGGAAAATCCGCATCTGGTCCCGCCGAACCATCCCTACTGTCGGTCCGGCATCCGTCCCGTCCTGGACCCCGACCGGGAAGCGATCCGGGAAGCGGACATCGCTGACGGCTTCCTGCAGGACATCTGGTCCACGGAAAGCTACCGCCCAACCGTCCAGGACGACGACGCGTTCCAGCCGACAGCCATCACGCGCCGGCTGGGCCAGGCCGGGTAAGATGGGATTACTGGGGTGGTAGGGGTATGTTACGGACGAAGTGAATCCTGATAAGTCAGAAGTTCGGACACACCGACATGGCCCAGGACGATAGCGGGGACGAAGACACGCGCCCGCTGCTGGAACGCGAAAAGTCGAAGGTCTGGGGGCGGCGGCCCTGGGCCGACAAGAAGGCGAAAGAAATCCTGAACGACGTGTCCTTCGGCGTCCTCCGCGACCAGCCCGACTACGTGGACGAACCGGGCGACCCGTCGCTGTCGGACCTGCTGGAACATCACTACGGACACGAAGGTACGAAGGCCCCGACGCTGGTCGATCTGCTGGGCCGCGGTCTGAACTATCAGGAAGCCGTCGTCTGGTACTTCTTCCGGTTCTGTGGAATGTCCATCATGGACATCTACTACAGTACCAACCGGACGGATACGGGCGGCGGCGTCCAGGATCGACGGAACGCGACGCGAAACATCCGTCGCGTTCTGAACAGCGCGGCGCGGAAGATGGGCAAAGACATCAGCGTTCCAGATCCGGACGACCCATCGAACGACGCCGAACCCGAACCTGACCTATGAACCTGAACACCGGAGTCATCACGGACGTCATCGCATCGAACCTGAACATCGCCGCGCCGGTCGCGGCCTTCCTGGTCGCCTGGCTGGTCTACGGCATCCTGGGGAAGCGGTTCCTGGGCGCGAACGACGACTTCTGGCCGCGCATCCGCCGCTGGCTTCTACCGAAGATCGACGCGCTGGGCCAGGCTTCCGGCCTTTACGCGACCGGCCAGATGGGGACCCACGAACGCGTCGGTATCGTCCCGAAGGACATCGACGTCGTCGAACAGTATCTGGAAACGATGGGCTACCACCGGAACCCGCTGGCGGCCTACAAGACGTCGCCCCAGGGCTGGAAGTCGAACGGGTCCTGGGCGCGACGCTACGGTTACATCCGCGGGACCGGCGATGTCCTTCGGGCGATGGGGCGGAACAGTCGTCGCCTGCCGGTCGATCCGCGCTGGCTGATGGGGACGCTGGGTCGGTTCCTGCAGGGGCTGGGCGACGTCCTGGCGCTTCGCCAGGTCCACGTCACGCTGTTCGTCCAGGACCGTGACGACGGCCAGGTGGTCCACGTCTACGGACACGACGAACCGAACAGCCTGAACCCGCTGACGGCGCTGGCTCACTACCAGGCGACCACCTGGAACGCGGCGAAGGGCGTCCGAAAGGCGCGCGACGACTTCCAGAACAACGCGGTTCCGCTTCGGACCAGCGGCGACAGGTAGGGGCTACCTACCAGTCCGTCACGTCCCCTTAAGTACGTCCTACGACCAGTGAGTAGCGTAGGCCATGCGCCGGAAACACCTGCTGGAACGGTTTGAAGCCTTCCAGCGTCAGACAAACCGCTTTCTGGACCTACTGGCCCAGGAAGACGGCGTCGCCTACCGCGTTCCTTCCTTCGACCCGTCCGACGTCAAAACTGTTTCGACCGACTGGGACGGGGGCGAAGCGGAAGCGTCCTACCCGAACCCTTCAGCCGACGACACGGACCTGGACTTCCTGGCAGACCACTACCTACTGGTCCCCGGCGAAGACGCCGACCGGACCGTGAAGTCGAACTACAAGATGCCCATCCGGATGGGTCCCGGCGGCCCTGTGAACACGAACGCCGTGGAAGCGGCCATCGCCGCCATCAACGGGGCCAGGGGCGGCGTGGAAGGCGTCAGCGAAGACGCCCTACGCCGCGCCTACGACAACGCCGTGGACATCCTGGTCGCCGCTGGCGTCTACGACGAAGCGGACGACGCGCCGGACTTCGATCCGGCGAACGTGTCCGCGTCGATCGTCGATGACCAGGACGACCCGGACGATGGTCAGGCCGATGCATCCGGAGCTGACCAGGACCCGACCGATGACCCGCCCGGCGGCGACGACCAGGCCCAGGCTGGCGACCAGGACGGCGCGGACGACGTCTTCGATGACGTCGATCTGACCGCCCAGGTCACGGCCCGGTTCAGTCCGGACGACGGCCTGACGCATCGGGAAGCCATCGCCCAGGCCGGCGGCGTGGAAGCGTCCGCCGATGGGCTGGTCGGCATCATCTGGGGCGCGGGAAACCACGACCTGGGGCTGGGCGGCGAACCTACGCGGGTTCACGTCCCCCCGAAAACGGTGGAACCCACGTTCCAGGCGCTGAACGAAGACGTCCAGGCGGACCAGGTCGAAATCGGCCTGGACCACGCCCCCGACGACAGCGTCCTGGCCCAGTCCGGGCTCCGGGAAATCGCTGTCGCGGACGACGTAGCGATGGCCGCCGACGGGAAGAACATCGTCCTGACGGACAGTTCGTTCACGTCGGACCAGGCGCTACAAGCCCACGAACAGGGCGAATTCGACCACTTCGACTTTTCGGTGGTCGCGGACGTCGCGATCCGGACAGAAGAAGACGGGAACCGCGTGACCACGGAAGCCGGTCGCCTGGTTCTGGACGCGGTCCGCGTCACGCGGATCGACGTCGTGGAAGAAGGCGCGGTGAACGCCGCCAGTGTAGGCCGGGTTCCGGAGCTAGCCGCTGGACTGGAAACGGTCCAGCAGGCCGCCCAGAACCTGAACCAATCGAACACCCAGGACGCGGTCCAGGCGCTTCAGGCGTCCGCGACCGCCCTGGACGACCTTTCGAAAACCATGCAAAACGGAGACATCGACCCTGACGACGTCGATGACCTGGACGCCGCGAAGGAACAGCTTTCCGCGGCGGCTGACGTCATCGACGATCTTCAGGAAGACAAGGACAGCCTTTCGGCCCAGGCTTCGGCGTTCGAAGACGTCGCGTCCGCCCACGGGGTGGACGTCGACGACTACGACGACGTCGAAGCGGCGGCCCAGGCTGTCGTAGACGAACAGACCGAAGACATCCGGGCGTCCATCGCCCAGATCGAATCCGAACTACCCAGCTTCGACATCGACGACGTCGAAGCGCGCCAGGAAGACCTGACGGGTCGTTCGAAGGACGACCTGCAGAACCTCCTGAACGCCCGGAAGGCGGACAAGCTGGATGCGGTCGAAGCCCAGCAGAACAAGGGCCGGGCCGCGTCGAAGAAGGACCAGTCGTCCGGTCGATCTTCCGCCCTTCAGGCCAGCGGGTCTGGCGACGCCGACGCCGACGAACTGGCGCTGGCGGCGCTGGGCGGACGCGACCGAATCGAACAGCAGGCGGGCGACAAGTCGCCCGCGGCGTTCGTCGCGGAAAAGTACGACGTCCAGGCGTCCCAGTACGACGCCCCGGACGAACTGGCCGACGACATCAACGCCGCCGCTGCTGGGGGCGATAACTGATGACGAACGAATACGTCTACAGCGAAGGCCGGGAAGTCCCCGTGGAAGTCCTGGCCGACGGAACCGGAACCGTCGCGCGTGAAGGCGAAGGCGTCGCCCTGGTCGGGGAAAACGCCGACGCCGTCACGGTCGAACTGGTCGAAGCGGAAAGCGACCGCGCGGTCGGCATCCTGACCGAAGACCCGCGGGACTTCCAGATGGACGAAGACGCCGCCCAGGCCGACTACGCGGCTGGGGACAGCGCCGGGATGGCGTCCACTGCCATCCTGTTCCCCATCGTCTGGGTGGACACGGACGGCGGCTACAACCCATCCGTAGGCGACTACGCGAAGATGGCCGACGGTGGGGACATCGAAGCCTTCACTGGCCCGACCGCGTCCGGCCTGGGTGGAGCTGTCACGAACAACCTGGGCATCGACGGAAACGGGAACCTGGAAACCGACAACGGCGGGGACATCGACGTGAACTTCACTCAAGACGCGTTCCCGTTCGGGACCGTGTTCACGACCATCGCCCGTGAGTGGGGCGTCGGTGATCGAACCGGCGTCATCAAGGGGGTGCTGTAAACCATGACCTGGACACTTCGACAGGCGAACCTGCTTTCGCCCGACGCGATCCTGAACGACATCGTCCGCCAACTGAACCAGATGGAAGACACGGGTCGTCTCATCGTAGGCGACGTCTTCCCGATGGTCGAACTGTCGGACAGCAAGGAAACGTACTTCACCCACGACGGGCTTCGGACCGGGATGGACCCGACCGCGCTGGGTTCGGAAAGCCCGGTCGGTGACATCGAAGACCTGGGGACCGAAGACGTCACGGTCCACACGTACAAAAAGAAAATCCAGGCCGACAAGGGGGCCGATACGGAGCTGAACAGCCAGCAGGAAATCCTGAACCTCTACGAAGCCATCGTGTCCGCGCTTCGTGAAGACGTCGTCCTGACGCGCGCGAAGGCCGCCTGGCAGGGCGACGCGAACATCGACGGCATCATCGGGGAAGACGGCGCGACGGCCCACCCTGACCTGGACAGTTCCCACGTCGTCACGCCGGGGACCGCCTACAGCGACACGGCGAACTCCACGCCCCTGACGGACTTCCTGGAAGCGGAAGAACGCATCAACCAGGACGGCGGCGACCTGGGCGCGGCTGGGTCCATCACGGCCTACGTGACGCCCAGCGAACTGACGGACCTGAAGCAGAACGACGACCTGACCGGGAAGTATCGGGACATCGCCGCGCTTTCCGACGAACAGGTCGCGGAAGCCCTGCAGGTGGACCGCATCGTGACGGTCCGGACCCAGGTCCCCCGGAAGGACGCGAACGGGAACCTGGTCGATGAAAACGGGAACGTCGTGGAAGACGCGTCCAACGCGGCCCGCGACAACATCCTGGAACCCCACGACGGGGCGTCCAACGTCCGGAACATCGTCATCATGGCCCCCGGTCAGGAAACGGCCTTCATGCCGTGGTTCGCCGCCCGGCTGGCCGAACGCGCGTCCGGCGTCGATCCGACCGGCGACTTCGCGGTGGACATGACGAACGGTTGGATGTCCCAGACGTGGACCCAGCCCGATCCCGCCGTGTCCTGGTTCAAGGTCGCCCAGGAATTCGGCTTCCACGTCCGTCGCCCCGGAAACATCGTCGTCATCCAGGACATCTAAACGATGTCCCGGAAACTCAAATGGCCGGAAGGCCGCGGCGACTTCGTGGACCGGGACCCGGACCGGACCGCGGAAGCTGGCGACACGGACGGACGGGGACGGTTCCGCGCGACGCCAGGGACCGTCATCCAGATCGACGACCCCGACGTCGCGGACCACTACCTGGACCGCGGCTGGGTGGTCGCTGAAGCCGACGACGACGTCGGCAGTTCGGACACGGACGACGAACCGATGCCCTGGGACGACTTCCAGGACATGGGCTACGAAGACCGTGTCGCGGCTGTCGAAGCCGGCGACGTGGACCACCTGCTGGACCAGATCGAAGACGAAGACGACAGTTCAAACGTCCAGGAAGCAGTCGAACAGCGCCGGACGGAAGTCGGGGGCTGAACGATGCCTGGTCTGGTGGACGTCGCCTGGTTCGTCTATTCGAATTCCGGGCCGGCCCTGGACCTGGCGTTCATCGGTCTGGTCGTTCTGGGCTACAAGTTCGAAATCCAACCGCGGCTGACAGACCTGGAAGACGTCCAGGACGACCACGCCGACGACCTGCAGAACAAGGCGCTGAACGCGTCCGAACGCGACGTGATGCTGGAAAATGCACACGAACGCGTCGACGATGCAGAAGACCTGGCCCAGCAGGCCGAAGAAGCGCGCGCGTCACTACGCGCCCGCATCAACCGTCTGGAACGCCGGGAAGCCTGGCGGTCCGGCGGCGGCGAAGACGACGGGGGCGGTCCCCCGCCCATCGGCCCGGACGGCCAGCGCGACGCCCATCAGTCCGTTTCCCCCGATGGCGGACAGCCCCCGCCCGGCGGCGACCCTGGCCGGAACGCGATGACCGACGGCGGCGCGACGGCGTCCCAGGAAGCCCACGGGTCCGATGACGACCACCTGGACCTGACGCTGAACATCGACGTCGAAGGCGACGGCTACGTCCACGTCGAAACGACGCCGACCGGGACGTCCTGGATGCCGGACATCTGTTCAGGCGGTGGTTCTGATGGCTGAAGTCCAGGACGCCGACCTGGGCGACGGATCGAACCAGGACTACTGGGCGACGACCGCCCAGGTCCGCGACCGCCTGCAGATCGAAATCAAGAACCAGGAACCCGACTTCGAAACCGCCATCATCGAAGCGACCGACGCCATGCAGTCCCGCTGGGAAGGCGCGACAGGGAAGACGTCCGGCGACTACCCGGCGGACGTTCCGTCGCTGCTGCAGTACGCGACGGCCTACCTGGCGGCGTCGGAAGCCCATCTACACTTCGCCGCGAACGTCAGCGGCGAAAACCAGGGGGACCAGAAACACGTCTTCCTGGAGAACAAGGCGGAGCAGAAGTTCAGCGACTGGAAACAGCAGGCCGACCTGGACGCCGGGTCCGAACCCGCGGGCTCCGATGACGGCATCGGGTCCGTGTCCGGACGTCGGGGAAGTCTGACGGACGACATCATCTAACCATGTCAGGAAACACCGTAGAACTGGACATCGACGTGGACGGGGCGACGCGCGCCCTGGACCGCATCCAGGACAGCGTCCCGGATGCCGGTCGATCTGCCGTCCGTCAGCTCACCGTCCTGGCCGAAGGGGCGATGAAGCGGGAAGCGCCGGAAGGCGCTGGCCGCCAGGCCCACCTTCGGGACACGATCCGGACGGAATTCGACCGCGGCGGCCTGCAGGGACTGGTTCGGCCCCAGAAGAAGGTCAGCGACGGCATCCCCCTGGTCGAAATCCTGGTAAACGGGGCGTCCTGGGACCCGGACAGCCCACCGCCGCTAGCTCCGCTTCAAGAGTGGACGGCGGCGAAGTGGGGCGATGGGTCCGTGGAAGCGGCGGCCATCCTTCGGAACCACCTGGTCGAAGAAGGGATGGACCCGAACCCGTTCGTCGCCCGGTCCATCCGCGACTGGCAAGACCAGGTCGAAGACATCGCTGGACGCGCTGTCCGCGACGAACTGGGGGTGGACTGACCGATGCCCATCGACCTGTCGAACCCGTCCGGCTTTTCGAAAACCTGGGACGACATCGTCACGGCGTTCCGGGAAGTCGCCATCGACCAGCCGATGAACGGCGGGAACCTGACCGACGGAAACGGCGACCCGGTCCTAAACGACCACATCACGGGTCCGGTAGACGGTCAGACGCTGGCGTCCCAGTACGCCTACCCGGTCGTGTGGTCCGTTCCCCAGACCTGGAACCCAGACTACCGGACGACGTCCGCCGACCACGGCGAACTGCAGGCCCAGGTCGTGGTCTTCACCCAGGACCAGGACCAGGACTACGCGTTCCGGAAAGCCCGTGAACTGCTGGCCCGGATCGTGACGAACATCGAAGACGACAGGGAACTGTCCGCGGGGACGACCGACGCCGCCGGGAAAGTCGGCGGGACCTGGATGACGAACTTCCAGATGGACTACGTCCTGGCGTCTGGGGGCGGTCAGCGCGCCCAGATAAACTACGGCCAGGCGCTGTTCCAGATCGACGCGAAACGACTACTGTAACACGATGACACGAAAACTACCTACGACCGACGCGGGCCAGGACGTCATCCAGTTCCGCGGCCCACAGACGTCGGTCACGCATGACGGGACGGGCGTCCACTTCGGGACCGAACACCGTCACGACCAGGTCGCCCACCGGGCCTACCCGGTGGTCGATCCGGACGCTGACCCGGATGACGTTCCGGACCACGCGGTCGCCCGTCCCGTAGCCGAACAGCTTGTCGAACAGTCGCCCCTGGTCTGCTGGGGCGTCGCCTGCGAACACGTCGATGCGAACGGCGTGGTCTGTGGGGAAGTCTTCGAAACCCCACGCGGCGAAGCCAGTCACTACGGAAGCGTCCACGGCGACGCGGACGCGTCCGGAGCTGACCAGGACGACGAATCGACCGAAACAGACGACCAGTCCGTCGGGGACACTGAAGCCGGTGGGGGTGAAGCCTAACCCATGAGCATCGGACAAATCCCGTCCAGTTACCGCGGCTACGTAGGGATGGCGAAGGAAGGGTCCTACAAGGCCGGCGGGGCTCCGGCGTACTACGTCGATGCCTTCAGCGACGGCTTCGAAGGCGACAACCAGACGGACTACCAGAACACGACCCGCGCCAGGGAGAACATCAAGGGCGAAGCCGGCGCGTTCGACGCGTCCGGTTCGCTGGACCTGCCGGCGAACCCGGAAAACGGGATCGGCCTGCTTCTGCTGGCCTGCTTCGGGTCGGAAGTGTTCACGGCTCAAGACCCCGACGGCGACAGTACGAACGAAGTCGGGAAACACGCCTACACGCCGGCGGAAACGACGCCCAGCCTGGCTGTCGAAGTCGGGCTGGACACCCACGTCGTTCGCTACGACGGCGTCGGGGTGGACACGCTGGAATTCAGTCACGCCGCCGAAGATCGACTGACCGTGTCCACGGACCTGCCGGCGTCCGAACCGGACAGCAGCGTGAACGCCGCCAGTCCGACCTACAGCGACCTTCGGAACTTCTGGTTCCAGGACGCGACCATCAACCTGCTGGGGGCGGACCGGACCGCTGACGTCCAGGACCTGACCGCGACGTTCACGAACGACATCACGCGCTACTGGCGCGGAAGTCGCGTTCCCGACAAGGCCGGCCTGGGCCAGCTTGTCGCGGAGTACGAAGTGACGGTGGACTTCGAAAACGAAGACATCTGGGAAGCGTTCCTGGGCGACCCGACGGGGAACCCGACGACGCCGCAGGACACGCTGGGAACGGTCGCGTTCGACGCGACCTGGTCGTCCGCGGAAACCATCGACGACACGACCGAACCCTACAGCCTGCAGGTCGAAAGCCCCCAGTGTATCGTGGACACGCGGTCCGCGAACCTGAACGAAAACGACCTGATAGCTGAAAACGTGACCCTGACCGCGGTGAAGGACATCGGCGGCATCGGGGCCAGCGCCCAGGTCACGCTGAAGAACGGCATCACGTCCGCCTACTGAACAGGCTGACGATGCCATCGCCCAGCTTTCGGGCGCTTTTCTTCCCGTGTTAGGAACATCTTAACGGGTCATTACTGAATCTGTAGGATGCCCATAACAAAGTGGGCATCTTGTGAAACAGTGACAACGGTCCTGGTCGGGGGCGTCGAAGGAAGAACCTACCCGTCAGGGACCGGGGAGGAACGTACCATGACCCAGACCACGGCGACGTCGACGACCGACGGAACAGACTTCGAAACGCTGGCGGACAAGCTGGACCAGGCCGACGCCCCGGCGGCGGACGGCGTCAGCCAGATCGACCTGGACCATATCCTTCGCCTGCTGTCGAACGAACGGCGACGGGTCGCCCTGGCGGCCATCGCGGAACACGGGACAATCCGGAAGTCGCGGCTGGCCGACCTGGTCGCCGCGCGGCTGGCCGGGACGGACCCGGACGACGTGGACCGGGACTTCCGAAAGACGGTGTACGTGACGCTGCATCAGGACCACCTGCCGAAGCTGGCGGACCACGACGTCGTTCGGGACGATGACGGGGCGTTCAGCCTGGGCGCGAACGCGGACCAGGTAGTGGACATCCTGGGACGGATCGAACAGAACCAGGCCGTCCTGGACGCGGTCGGGAACGCGCTGGGCCGTGTCACGAAGGCGTTCCGGAGCTGACGACGCGGACCGCGTCGATCTTCTTCGCTGTTACAGCGTCGTAAGAGCGTAGCGACCGCGCCCAGTCGGCCTGTTCTCCCTCTTTTCGGTAGAACAGGCCCGGCCCCACGTCTATCCATACGAAAAATGTGTAAGCGGTAGCGGTGGAAAGAAGAAAGGGTGTTAGCCTATCTTCATTTTCCCCCGTTCGTGGGCTTCGTGTTCTGACGCGGTTTCGTGGTCATGTTCTTACGACGCTGTAAGTGGGTTCAGTCGTCCGCGTGTTCGGCCTGCAGTAGCTCCGGACGCTTCAGGACAAGCACCTTCGACGTGTCGTTCCCGTCCGTCCACGGGTCCGACCAGGACGGAATGAACCTGAACGCGCCGTCGTCGATGCTGTCGTCTTCGCCGCCGGACTTCCGGGCGACCATCTTCATGGCGCGGTAGACTTCGTTCCATGCCAGACCGCCCCGGTCGTAGCCGTGTTCCTTCAGCGCCTGTTCCAGAAGCTGTTTTACCTTCGCGCGACCATCGTTCCCGGTCGCGGTGGACAGGACGGGACCGTTCTTCGTCTGTCGCGCCCAGTCGCTGAAGTTTTCGTAAAGGAACGCGGCGCGTCGATCTGAAGGACCCAGGCTGTCCCGCGCTTCGGGCGGGATGGCGGCGAACTGCTGGATGGTCGTGGGCTGTTCGACAACTTCCTGGGCGCTGTCTTCTTCCAGGTCGCTGACGCGGCCAGCGATGCCCTGGGCTTCCAGCGCCTGGGCGTAGGCGATGCCGGACTGATGGCGGTCGAAGCGGTCCTGCAGGGCGCGGACTTCGTCAGATAGGTCCCCGACCAGGTGGGCCAGGTCCCTGATGGCGTCCGCGGCTTCGTCCGGCTGGGCGTCGCCCTGTTCGATGCGATCCGCGACGTCTTCGGCCTGGCGCTGGACAGCGACCACGCCGGGGACGTCGGTTCCGTCGTCCGTGTCGTCTGTATTCGTGGACATCGTTCGGTCTGTGGGCGACGAAGACCCGGCGCGGTAGGGGACTCCGCGATGACGACCGAACGATTAAAACCGTGACGCGGCGTAGGATGAACCACGCCCGGCGTCGTTCGGTTTTCATCACGACGTCCGCGGCGGAAGCCCCGCCAGGGCATCGGCCCGTTCAATCGGGCCGTGTTTCCAGACCGCGTAGCCGTGTCTTCGTCATCACTGAACGAAGTAGGACACTCCTATGAATCCTTCGGATGTCCTGACAAGCCGCCGTATTCCGCAAAATTGGGATGTAGGGACCCGTTACGTGTCACTTTCACTTTCAGCGCGGGCGGTAAGACGACGTTTCCCAGTCCAGGGTTCCCCCCGTCACTACGTCCGTCCAGGTTAAGGACAGGCTATCTGAAAGGTCTGGTATGTCATCCGGTCCATCCGACGCGCCGGGCGAACAGGAACGGCAGATCGCCAGTCAGGACGCCTACGAACAGGAAGTCGTAGAAAGCGACTGGTTTGAAACCCAGTCCGGCTGGTTCCAGGTTCAGACCATCCGCCCGCTGAAGCTTCTACGTGACGCCCGGAAGTACGGCGTCCTGGACCTGCTGGGCGGCGACGCCGACGACGACGCCATCCGGGAAGCGATGGTCAGCGGGGGTTTCGACCTGTTCATGGGCGAAACCATCGTCCCCAGCATCATTCAGCCGACCGCCTACTGGGACGAAGACGATCTGGGCGACGACGTCGAAGCGGACGACGCGTTCGATGTCGCGGCGCTGGACCCGGAAGACCTGTTCGGGATGATCGAAACGATGACCGGGGCCAGTCAGGAAGAACTGTCCGACAAGGCTGACCAGCTCCGGGGAAACCAATAGCGGTCCAGGCCGGACTAATGGGTGAGACATACGGAGAACTGCCGACGGACGTCCTGGACCAGCCAGCGTCGCTGTTCTGGCTAAACGCGAACATCCGGATGGCGACCGAACAGTTCAAACAGGACATGAAAAAGCAGGCGGACAGCGCCCAGACCGACGCCGGCGTCGCGTCCCCGTCGGAAAAGAACGAACTGGTCGAAGCGAACGAAGACCGCGCGGATCGACGCGAAGAACTGCAGGAACAGGGCGGTCAGCCTGGACTGGCCGACCAGATGGAAGCCCTGCAGGACGTCGAACGGGGTGGTCAGTAGATGGCGGAACGCGCGACGGTCGAAGTCCTGATAAACGCGTTCACGGAAGCCGCCGAAGACGCCATCGGGGACGTGGGCGACACGCTGAACGGGATGACCGCGGACGCCGCGCCCGCCCAGGCCGCGGTGGACGAAGTCGGGGACGAACTGAACGACGTGACCGAAAGCGGCGCTGTCGCCCAGGCCGCCCTGAACGAAGTCGGGGACGAAGCCGCGTCCGCTGCCGCCCGGAACCGCATCCTGGCGTCCCAGATCGACCGGGCCGGGGACGACATGACGACGACCGCGGCGAAGGCCGGCGTCCTGTCGGGGGCCTACAGCCGCGTGTCCGCGTCCGCGGGCGGGCTGACCGTGTCCACCGGGGCGCTGTCCGCGGTCACGACGGCGTCCCTTATCCCGGCGATGTTCACGCTGTCCACCGCGCTACTCCCGCTGGCTGGGATAATGGCCGCCGCCGCCGCCGCGGCTGGTAGCCTGGTCGCGGTCTTCGGTGGCCTGACCGCCATCGGGGCGGCGACCCACATGAAGGAACTTCAGGCGGCGTTCAAAGAGGCGAAAAAGGCCATCACGGAAATCATCCAGCCCCTGGGGGACGTGTTCGGACCGTTACTGGTAGACGCCGTTCAGGCGCTACCGGCGCTGGTCCAGAACATCATGGACGCCATAGGCCCCCTGGACCAGTTCAAACAGGCGTTCCGGGAACTGGGCCAGCGGGCGTTCCAGGTCATCCCGGACCTGGTCGCGGCGATGGTCGAACTGGCGACCGTCGCGCTCCCTGTGTTCATGGACCTGGTAGACTTCCTGATAAACAACGTCGGGCCGGCGTTCGACCGCGTCCGCCAGACTACCCAGGAATTCGCCCCGGCCATCATGGAACTGGGGGCCGCCGTGGGCGACCTACTCCCCGACCTCTACCGTATCGGGGAAATCGTCCTGTCGCTGGTCCTGCCGGCGCTTACGGACATCATCAACGTGATCGACAGCGTCGCGGAATTCGTCCTGGGCCTGGACGAAAACCTTCGAAGACTGGCAGTCGCGGGGGCCATCACGGCCCCGGCCATCTTCAGCGTCGCGTCCAGCCTGGGGGCGCTTCTGGGTCCCATCGGCCTGGCCGCCGCCGCGGTCACGGCGTTCGTCGCGGCTTACAGATCGAACTTCATGGGCGTCCAGGACATCACGGACAGCGTCATCGGGGACGTCATCGACTACTTTAGCCAGTTCAGCGACGAAGTCACCGAATACCTGGACGCGGTCCAGGAAAGCGTCGAAGCGTTCACTGGCGGGTTGTCCGACGGCTTCGGTGACACGGAAGGCCCCGCGGGCGACCTGCTGGCGAACCTGCAGGGCCTGGGTAGTCAGCTCCGCGACGTCGGAAGCATCATCGCTTCGACCCTGGTCCCGCTGTTCCACCGGGTCATCGACACGGTCGCGTCCGCCCGCGGCCAGTTCCGTGAACTGGGCCGGAACGTCACACGGATCGTGAACGGCATCGTCAGCGTCGTCCGCGGCATCGTCAGCGTGTTCCAGTTTGTTTTCGAAAACTACACGGCCCAGGTCCTGGAAGGGATGACGTCGCTTTTCGAAACCCACTTCGGAAGCATCCTATCCGAAGTGAACCAGACGCTGACAGCCGTGATGGGCTACGTGAACTGGTTCGCCGGCGTCTTCGGGGCCGCCTGGTCGGAGTGGGGCGACGAAATCATGGCCGTCGCCAGGGTGGTCTTCGACGTCCTGTCCGCGACCATCATCACGGCGATGGACGCCCTGCTGACCACGATAAACGTCATCCTGAACGTCATCCAGGGGGACTGGGGCGAAGCCTGGGAAGCGGTCGTGGGGCTGTTCGAACGGGTCAGCGAACGCCTGACGTCGATGGTCGAAGACTGGAACCTGGGACAAGTCATCAGCGACGTCTGGTCCGCCGTGGTCAGCGTGTCCCTGGACTTCGTCCGCGGGTTCAGTAGCCTGATTATGGACGCGTTCACGTCCGTCATGGCCTTCTTCGACGTCGTGACGAACACGATCTTCAATATGTTCGCTGATATGTGGAACGCCATCAGTTCGAACGCGATCCGGGCTGTCGAAGGGCTGATAGACACGGTGGTCGATGGCGTGAACGCCGTCATCGACCGCGCGAACAGCCTTATCCGGGAAATCAATTCGAAGGTCCCGAAAGTCAACATATCGACGATCGACAGCCTGCAGTCGGCGGACCTGAACGAACAGGCACTGCAGATAGACCAGCGGTCCACGAACTTCAGCCAGCTACAGGGCCAGCGTGAATCCCAACTGTCGGGCGTTCTGGAACTGGCCGTCCAGGGCGATGGCCCGCTGTCGGAATTCGTTCAGCAGAACGCCGACGACCAGGTCCAGGTCGCGGAAGACGACCGCCGACGTGTCCTTCGCCGGCAGGGCATCGGCGGCCCAGGGGTGAGTAGCACACGATGACCGTCAGTAACACGCTATACGACCCAGAACTGCCCGACGACCTGACCTGGCGGATCGACACGGACCGCGCGGACGGCGGCATCGTAGCGAACGGCGTCCAGGAAGATATGCCTGAATACAGGCGCGGCGGCGACCTGTCCCTGACGTTCCTGTTCTGGGACGCTGCTGGGATGACGGGTCAGTCGGGACTGCTGTTCGGGGACCCAGACCACGGCGGGACGTTCGGCGGCGACCACGGTGGGACGTTCGGCGTCGCGGACGCCCAGGCGACCCACATGGACCGCTACCGGCAGGCGCGGCAGTACCTGGATTACGCGGGCTCCGCGACGGTGAAGCAGTCGATGAACGGGAAGCCCCATTACATCGAACGCCTGCCGGCTGACGCGGACGTGGACAGCCTGGTCGTCGCGGTCGAACCGGGGCCGGGCCTGGAAGCGACGAACGGCTTCTGGGGCGTCGTGATGGGCGGCGACGACAGTACGCGGTTCGTCCGCGATATGGCCGCCCTGCAGATAGACTTCAAAATCCTGGCCGAACGCGACACCTACCTGACCCGGTCGGACATCGAAGCCGATCTGGGAAGCGCCATCATCTGAACACATGACAACCGAAACAGTCGATAACGGACAAGCTGTCCACGCGGTCTACCTGAACGCCGAACGGAAGGCGCGACGGGGCTACAGCGTGGACACCGGCGGAACAGTCACGATAAACAGCGGGAACCTGAACGATCCGGACACGCTGACGGTCGCCGCCGCGGACTACTGGTTCGGCGGCCAGCCTGTCAGCTCCGCCCAGCAGGACGTCCGAATCGACGGCGGCGCGGGCGACCCGCGTAAGGACATCATCTACCTGGACGGCGCTGGGAACGTTCAGGTCGAAAAGGGAAGCCCCGCGCCCGTCCCCAGCGACCAGCAGGGGACCATCCGGTTCGCTACATACCGTCCGACGCCGCCAGACCTGGCGGCCACAGACGCGGTCCTGCTGGCCGAAGTCTGGGTTCCGGCGGGCGCGAACGCTATCACCAGGGACGACGTCGCGGACCGCCGCAAATTCGAAAACAGACGGACTGTCCTGACGTCCCAGTCCATCACGCTGACCGGCGGGGGCGACCCGGCGGCGGACGTGACCCTGGACGGCGTCGTGGACGACCAGTTTCAGGACATGGCTGTCATCGTAACGACCGACACGGACCCAGGGTTCGCCGCGGACTACGGGTATAACTACGACTGGACCCGGACCTGGGACGACACGAACCAACAGATCGACGTGGACGTAGGCGTGTCCTGGGACCCGGACCCTGGCGCGGGGAACGACGTGTCCGCGACCGTCTACGTCGTCCACAAAGACCTGTAACAGAACGATGGGAATTAGAAAAGTCTACCAACGGCTGGCTGTCACCGCCCGCCAGTATTTCGGTTCGGCCGAAAACGTCAGCCAGCGATACGACAGTGGCGCGGGACAGTACGTCCAGCGGGACGAAACGAACGGCGTGGACCAGGTAATCATCCGGAACGGGAACGACCTGACCGACGAACTGGAAGAAAACGGCGCGATGGAACTGGTCATCGGGAAACTTCTGAACTTCGACCCGAAGCGCGTAATCGTGGATACGCGGGCGAACCAGCCCGCCGCGGGGACCGCCGACCGGGTCATGTTCGTGACGGACGACCAGGTCCTGGAATACGACGACGGCGCGGCCTGGAACGAACTGGGCGCGTCCGCCGCGGCGCTGAAGGATGGCGGCGCGTCCGAACTGGACGCCGCGGACCTGTCCGGCGCGGACGGGAACGACGGCCAGGTCTTGACCACGAACGGGGCCGCGGCGTCCTGGGCGTCGGCTACGGGTATCGGCGCGGACGACGCGCTGGCATACGACTTCGTAATGAATTGAGGTAAGTAAAAATGACACAAGCAACCGTTGAAAACACTCCGGTCAGCATCCAACTAAATGAGGGCGAATCGACGACCGTACCGAACGGCGAAACGTGGCGCGTGACCCTGTGCATGGGCCATTCCGGCACAAACGCCGACAATAATACTAAGGTAGATATTAATAGTACGACAGTAATGGGAACGCGACAGGACAACAGTACCGGCTACGGCCACACGTCCGGTGACGTGATGGAGACCGTACTCACCGCAGGCGATTCAATCTCGTGTAGCGGTGGCTTGAACGGCGGCGTCCACATCGGCGGGTTTGTGGTGGCCTAATCATGTACGAGCGAGAGACCAATTCCGGGCACACGGTCAAATGGAACCCGGAACATTCCGACCTGGCCGCCCAGGCGATGGCGGACGTAGCCGGTTCGGGCGTTTCGACCGCGACTGAAGCCCGTCAGAAGGCGAAGGTAGACTTCGGAGAGGACGCGGGCGGGTTGGCTCAACAGGTCACGGAGCGGTATCAGGAACTGGTCAATCAGCAGAAATCAACGTCATCCACGGCGTAGGTAGGCGACCATGTCTTACAGAATCGAACTGGTCGCGCCGTCGGGCGACACGGCGACCATCGTGGACGACGACATCTACGACCTGGACGTCGTCCGGCCACACACGGCGCTGGCGGACTTCAAGGCGACCATCCCCTACAGCGCGAAGGCCATCCGCGACTGGGTCACGACGGTCGTGGAAGCCCGCATCAGCTACGACGGCGAACTGCTGTTCAGGGGCTACCTGGAAAGCGCGGACAGTAACGAACGCGACGGGACGACGACGCTGGAAGGCCGCGGCATCGGACGCGACCTGAAGGACCTGGAAACGTCCATCCGATTCACTGACACGGAAACCCACGTCGCCATCCAGCAGGTCTGGGACCTGTCCGACTTCGACGCGACGGTCTACAATCCGTCCGGGATTGGATCGACGAACCAGGACGGCCAGAACGCGACGACAACCGCGGAATTCGAAAACATCCTGTCTACACCGGCGACCAGCCCGTTCGACATCGCCGGCGACCAGGTCCAACCGCACAAAACCGCGTGGACGACCGAAGCGGAAAACTACGACGGCCAGACGGACACGTCTGACCCAGGTCACGCGGAATTCTCCGGCGGGTCCGGCGTTCGACTGGACGCCGACGGGGAAAGCGCCTACTGGGACTTCACGCCCCAGCATGATGTCCCCGTGGACGACGTCCAGCTATGGGTTCGGGAATACAGCGCCAGCGGAACCGGAAACGTCAGAATTTACTTCGGGACGCCGGGCGACCTGTCCCAGATCGACAACATCCGTGACACGAAGGACGCCATCGACCGGAGCTGGCGGGACTACGCGAACAACCCGCGAAACGGGACTGGCTACCAGGACGGCGACCTGCAGGCGGGGACGACCTATCGGTTCTTCATCGAAGCCGGGCCGACTGGCGGGACGAACGACGGTTACGACATCGACGTCGTCAGTCCACTGGACGCGCTGACCAGGTACGACCCGACGCCGACCTACACGTTCGACAACGACAACGGCGGGAACAGCGGCTACCTGGACGGCCCGGAATACTTCCCGACCAACGGCGTCCCGCTGGACTTCCAGATTATCGACGATGACGATAACATCGACGCCGCGGATTTGGTCACGACGTGGGACGACACGTCGAACGGTCAGGCGGTGAAGCTGTCGAACGACGGCGGCGGTTCGTTCCCACTGACGGCGTCGAACGCGACGGACCTGTCCGGGGACTTCACGACGACCTACGGGTCGCGCCTGCAGTTCCGCGCGGTCATCGCCAGCTACGGGTCCAGATCGACGGCGACGCCCCAGCAGGGCTATCAGTTCCAGGCCATCCAGTCGATGGACCTGGACTACGAAAGCAGTCCGGTGAACGTCATCGAAGACAAGACGTTCAGCGGAAGCCTGCTGAACATCCTGCAGAAGCTTCACAAGAAGGCGGGCTACCGCTTTGCTATCGACCACGGGGCGATGGACGGAAACGGCGACCCGACGAAGGTGGTCGAAAGCTTCGAACAGGGCGACCAGACGCGGCAGGCGGACTTCGTCGTGAACAATCGGAACCCGACGCGGGACCTGGAAGACTACGCGAACCGGGTCACGGTCTACGGGGCGCTGCTGGATGACGGGACCAGGCCGTCCGCGACCGTCCAGGACGACGCGGAAATCGCCGCGCTGGGTGGCGACCCGGACGGCGTTCGTCACGTCACGCTGGTCAGGCCGGACATGACGACGCTGGACGACGTCCGGGCGGAAGCGCGGTCCGAACTGGGTAGTCGCGTGTCGGAACGGAAGGACACGGGTTCGCTGGACATTCAGCCGGCGAACGTCCTTCCGGGCTACGACTACGACGTAGACTGGTACGGCGACGGAAATCCGACGGCGACGCCAAACGAAAAGGTCCAGTTCACGGCGGGGTATCAGAAGGCGTCTGGTCGCCTGCAGTTCACGCGGGACCGCGGGACGGCGTTCGCTTTGGTTCAGGCGCGCTACGCCCAGTCCATCACGGAAGACGCAATCTGACCCTGGCGTCGATCTTCTGCTGGTAATGCGTCGTTACTCCGGGCGTCGGCCAGCGGTAAGACGTCCCTGCTTTTCGAAAAGTATTAGTGGGGTGGTCGCATATGTCGAAGTAGGAAACACCTACACACGTTCGCTCCCGGCTGGCCCAGACCGGCCACAATTCTTCTGGGCGCGTCACCTGGCGGGGCGCGGTGGATCGAACACTGCAGTCGTCGATCTGCCGACCTGGGTGATGGCTACAGGACGCCCCCGGTCCCTTTCAGGCCAGCGTCGGCCTGCAGCGCGGGGCCGCCGACCGCGTCCGTGACAGCCGGTTCACGGCAGGACGCGAAACAGGACACGAAACCGACGTCCAGACGGACGGCGACGAAGCGTCCGGCGGCCCACGGGTCGCCAGGGCGTGAAGGCTGGAACAGGCGGGCGTCGGTGGAACGGGCTGGGGCGAACCCGCCCGCGACCACGGTCAGGCATCACACGCTGACAGCCGTGGACGTGACGCTGGACACTACCGTCTAACCGCTTCTGGTCAGCTCCGGCTGGCCCTGGCGGGACGGTCGCCCTGGGCCGGGCGCGAACGGTCCACTTCACTTTTTCAACCATGAACATCGGAAACACGGTCTACGAAATCGGCGGCCTGGAACAGACAGTTCGAACGTGGAAGATCGAAGACGTGGTCCGCGGCGACAGTGACGACCCGTATTGGTGGGTCATCATGACCAGCGACCAGTTCCGCGTCATCGTGAAGGAACAGGACCTGAAGGCCCGCCTGGCCGAACAGAAATCCCGCGACGAACTGACGGGACCGACGGACACACGGGACAAGGGCCGATGGCGGACGTTCAACCCCCGCCGGCGCGGCCAGGGCATCGTCCCCGCGGAACCGGACACGGACTTCGACCGAATCGACCGCGCCCTGTCCCCGCGCCGGGGGTCAGACCTGGACTTCGAACGGACACGCGATCTGTCCACGGTAAACGACTTCCTGGACCACCCCGCGCTGGTCAGCCATGACCTGGGCGGGACGAACTTCCCGGTCGCCATCTTCACCGCGCGGTCGCCCTACGACGGAAGCATCGTCGGAACGGTTGTCCTGAAGAAGCCGTCCGCCCGCGCCCTGGACGACTGGGAAGACGGCGGCCCCCACAACGGCGGCGATGGAACGCGGGTCGAAGTCGCCCGCCTGGCGACCCGCGTGGATCGACCAGCGAACACGGCGTCCTGGATGCTGGCCCGCTCCGCCCGCTGGGCCGACCAGCAGGGCTTCGGCATCATCCAGGCATACGCCGGAATGGCAAACAACCGCGGAACCTGCTACGACGCCGCCGGTTTCGACGTCCAGGCGACGGACGCTGAAGCGGACGGGGCGGCCTGGAACAGCGCGGATGACCGCGACGGACGCGTGGTCGTTCAGGACGGCGGAACCTGGACGCGACGCCGCTGGGAACGCGACCTATGACTGACGACGACATCATCACGACCCGCGACCAGTACGGCCTGGACCACGACCTAAGCGACGTTCGATTCTACTGGGGCGTCGCATCAGGCGGGACCCACGCGGCGCTGTCCCGCGCGGTCGACGACGACAGCCTGCCGGACCCGGACCACCTGATGGTTTCCTGGATGACGGCGATGAACGGCGTCTGGGAAGGCCCGGCGTGGTTCATCGACAGCGGCGGGGCTCCGGACACGATAAAGGCAAACGGCGGTCATCCGAAGCCCATCAGCGACCACCTGGACTACCTGGAAACCCCGCCGACGAAGTACGGGTCCGATCCGGAAGACGTCCAAATAGACCGCTTCGCCCTTCGGGACTGGCCGTGTGAACCCGCGGTCCGCGACGAACTGGGGCTGACGGTCGAAGAACTACAGCAGAAGACCCTGGACGACCATATCCGGATGCTGGAAGCCGCCGACGGGCGCGACATCGACGCCCGGCCCGTCGCGGTCCTGCAGGGCTGGACGCCCGACGACTACCTGGACTGTCTGGACCTGTTCCGCGACCACGGCCTGGTTACGGACGCCATCGGCCTGGGTTCCGTGTGTAGGCGCGGCGGCCTGGATGACATCCAGGACATCGCCCACCGCGTCCGCCGGAACCTCCCTCCGCGCGTCGATCTACACGGCTTCGGCCTGAAGCAGTCGATGCTGGAACAGCCGGATGCCCTGGACGTCTTCGACAGCGTGGACAGCGCGGCCTGGGAAAACACACTACGGCAGGCGACCCGCGACGGCATCGACAAGGCCCCGCCCCAGCCGGACCTGACCTACCAGGACTGGGACGACTGGGACGACCGCGGAAACCCGCGCTACACGTTCGGGAACGTTCAGACCTGCTTCGACGGCTACGCGGCGAAGGTGAACGGCATCCGCGCGTCGAACGGGAAGGACGCGCGGATCGTGGACCTGGCCGACTGGCCCGCGGTCATCGACCGCCTGGACGGCGACGGAACGGACGGCTACCCACTGCTGAAGTGTGTCTGTGGGACCATCGTCGATCCAGGCCGTCCGGACCCTGGCCCGGACGTCGGCTGTCGTCACTGCCAGATGGCCGCGGTGAACATTTGGGACCGACACGTCGCCCACCGGGACCAGACGCTTCACGGCGACTACCCGGACACGGACCTGCCGACGCCGTGACCCGACCACCGTCTAACCGCCCGTGGTCAGCTCCGGTTGACCCTGGCGGGGCGGTCGCCCACGGCCCTGGGCGTCGAACAGGGGACCAACTACCGACATGACCGTGACAGACGTCTACAGCCCATCAGAAACGGCGCTGGTAGATGCGATGGTCGGGGACACGCTGGAACTGTCCCAGTACGTCCAGGAAGTCAGTATCCTGGAACGCCGCCTGACCATCTACGGACTGGTCGTCATCGTCCAGTCCACGCATCCCGCCGCGTCAGCGAAGTATCGACTACGCGCGACCCACGGGGACGACCGCCTACTGCTGGAAAAGCAGGACGGCGACGACTGGACGTCCCACTGTCGCGTCGAAGCGACGAAGACCAACTGACCTTTTCGAAATCATGTCAGAACTACCGATGAGCCAGATCGACAGCGACGCATCGAACGACGAAGACGACCGCGACCCAGCCCAGCGACGCCGCGACCGCGGCATCACGAAGGAAATGGACGACCTGGACTGTCACGACTGCCAGACGCCCATCAGCCCGAACACCGGCATCCACGCCGACGGCTGGTCCTACCGCGGCGGGACGTGTCCGAACTGCCGGTTCGGGGACGCCGCCAGGGTGGACGTCGATCCGGACGCCATCAGCGACAGGCGGAAACAGCGGCTGGCCCAGAAGCGCCGGTCGCCCCAGGCCCAGTCCTGCTTCCAGGCGGCGCTGTTCCTGGATCAGCAGGTCCCGGCTGGCCGCTACGTCATCCGACGCGTGACCGCCCACACGGTCCAGGTCCAGCTTCCGGACGACATCGACCAGGACGCCCGTCACGCGCTGGCTGACCGCTACAAGAACGCGACGAAGACGTCCGGGGAACGCGTCTGGTACGTGCAAAGCTTCCCGGACCGCATCAACCTGGTAGACTTCCAGTTCGGAACCCAGAACGAAGGGGAAAAGCCCCTGGTCACGGCCAACAGTGGTCCCTGACGATGGAAGACATCATCACGAAAGCGGTCGCCCGCGCGGTCGCGGAACAGGAACAGAAGATGAAGGACGCGCTGGCGAACACCGACTGGGACCAGACCGCGGTCGTCCACTTCGTCCAGTACCAGCCCGACCTGGCGCGGGCGGTCGCCGGCCCGGACGACGACGTCGAAAAGGCCGACGTGGTCGGGGAAGTCAAAGTCCACCGCTACGGCGACCACGCGCCCCCGCTGGACGTCTACGCCGACGGACGGCGGAAGTATAACGTCCGGACGGTCACGAAGCCGCTTCTGGACCGCATCCAGGACGACCACGACGTGGACCTGCCGGAACAGTCCAGGTAGGTCCCGCGTCGATCTACCGTCAAACCGCCGCGTGGTCAGCTCCGGCTGGCCCTGGCGGGGCGGTCGCCCTGGTCCTGGGCGGCGGACAGGACCATCGACGATCGAAACATGGCGAACGAACTAATCGAACGGCTGGAAGGTCAGGGAACTGGCTACACAGTCATGGCGAAGCGAATCGACCCGGATGAACACCCAGCGATGGAACACGTCGGCTACAGCAGTCCGACGACCATCTTCACGGTCTGGACCGACGGCGGCGTCGCGGTTACGTCCCACGACGCCTACCAGGTCGTCCGCGACCTGGACGGCGACGACGACTGGCTTCTGGACGACCTGCAGGCGATGGACGACGCCCTACGCGCTGCTGACGACCAGCCGGAAGTCGAAGAAGACGCTGGGAACCTGTTCATGGACCTGGCCCGCTACTACCACACGCAAACGCGGAAGGCCCAGGACAGCGCCCAGACCGCTGAAACGGACAGCGGCGGCGCGGTCCACGACGCCCGCGCTGGAGCCTACAGTCACGCCGCGACGGCGGCCCGCGAAACCGCCAGGTTCGCCCGCGGGGAACGCGACGACACGCCGACCGCGGTCGTGGTCGGGGAAGCGACGATGGCCGACGACGCGGGGACCGATGACTGACCAGGATCGACCGGGGACGGTCATCGAACACGGCGCGGACATTCAATTCACCGACGACCAGGACGTCCATCCCGCGAACTACGTTCGCATCCTGCCGAACGGCTACGTGGAAGCCATCACGGCGACGTCCTACCAGGTGGACTACTACCCGCCCCACAAGGTCGCCGGCGTCCACACGCACACGACCGACGAACAGGAAGACGACATCCTGGGCATCGACAAAGATGACTGAAACCAAAGCGTGTCGGGGCTACGGCGACCGACATGACTGTTCGAACGAAGTTCCCGAACACCTGCTGGACGGCGGGCTTTGCCCGAAGTGCCGGGAACTGCAGCGAATCGACGCGGAAGAACGCCATCAGCAGACCAGGGACCCGACCCTGGAACCCTACTGACCATGTCGAAAAAGAAGACCTACAAGCAGTGGCTGGTCCTGGACTGGAAGACCGGGGACAGTCGCACACGAAAGAATAAGCCGTCGTCTTCGGAGCTGAAGGCGAACGAAATACTGGCCGAACTGAAGGTGGACGTCGAAGTCCCGGAAGTGGACGTCCCGACGCTGGCCGTTCAGATCGACGTCCCCGAACCCCAGGTCTACCAGGCGACGCTGGAAGCCATCGACGACGAAGACCTGCCGGACTGGACCGACGCCGCGAACGAAATCCTGGCCGACCACCGGGGCGTCATCACCGACGCCTACGACGAAGCTGAACTGGACGGCGTCGTGGACCAGATGGCGACCCAGACGCTGATGAACGCGCCCGGCAGGCCGCCGGTGGACCAGGTCCACGAATACCTGGACGCCCAGGCGGTCCAGATGTTCCGCGACTACAAGAACGACGCTGACGACCAGGGGGAAGCCGATGTCTGACATGGACTTCGACGGCGCGGCGGACATCGCTGACGCCATCGAACAGGCCGGCGGGCGCGTTCGTGACTTCGACGTCGGACAGGCCGCGCCCCAACCCCAGGGCATCATCGACCTGACGGCGCTGATGAAGTCCAGCGTCACGGTCTACCACTTCGCGGTCGAAGTCCCCAGCGACACGACGCGGGACATCGACATCGACCAGCAGGACCCGGTCGAACGCGAAGCCATCGTCAGCTTCCTGGCGTCGATGCTGGAAGCGGGCGACGGGATGCCGGTGGACCCGGACATGACGCCGGCCCAGAACCTTCGGGCGGTCGTGGGTCAGACCGACTACGATCTGTCGATGTTCCGCGAAGCCTACGACCGCGTCCACGACGACCTACCGACTGGGTGGGACGCTGGTCCGCCGCCGGAACCAGACGCCGAAGCGGACGACGCGTAGCCAGCCGACCTTTCGAATTCTTTCCCGTCTAACCGTCCACGGTCAGCCGCGACTACTGACCTGGCGGGGCGGTCGCCCGCGGGCTGGGCGTCAAACAGTCCAGGTGTTAGAACGATGCCAGACCACACGGCAGACTACGACGAAGGCGAACAGTACCACTTCAGGAACGACATCCGGCCCGGCGACGTCGTCCACGACCTGGCCCAGATGGGCTGGCCGCGGATGCGGGTCATCAGGCAGGAAGCCCCGTCCGTCGCGGACTACATCGACAGCCGCGGACAGGACCTTCGGGACTACGAAAAGAACGCGCTGGCCGGCGCTGACCTGGACGACCGCGTCTTCCTGACCACGTTCCTGACCGACAGCCCGATGAACGCCGCGAAGACCCACTACCCGATCCCGGAAAGCCGGATCGCGAAGCAGGACCTGACCAGCCAGGCGTCCCATATCGGGGACGACCCGGACCAGGTGTTCCATCCCGCGGACCAGGCGGTCTACGAATTCCTGGTCGCGCTGCTGACCGAACTGAAGACCGTCGTCAGCGTGGAGTACGCGAACGACGTCCGGTCCGCCGTGGACGAAGTCCTGGACCATCCGGAGCTGACCGACGCCGCCGACGACGTGTCCCACGCGCGGATGCGGGACCGCCAGGACCAGCAGGCCGACACGGACGACGACCAGGACCAGGACCAGGACGTCGACGATGACGGCTTGGGCGACTTCGAAGACTTCGACGGGGACGCCTGACCATGACGGGAACGAAGGACTTCGGGAAGATCGACGCCGACCTTCGGGACGTCCTGGAAGACGTCGCGGACGACACGCTGGAACGGTCGTTCGGGTCGCTGAAGACGGCGTCCCACGAAGCCGCCATCTTCTGGCTACTGGCCCGCGGGGACGACGACGCCCTACAGGCCGCGCTGGACGCCCACGGCTACGACAGCGTGTCCGCGCTTATCGAAGCCGTCCAGGAACGCCAGTTCGGCGGCCAGTTCGACGCCGGGTTCAGCCCCCAGGACATCATCCAGACGCCCGACGACCTGGACGGTGGTCGTGATGACTGAACGCCTGGGAGAAACGACCATCCCGATGAAGGCAGAAGCGTTCCGGTCCGAACCCGACGGCTTCACTGGCGACGACGGCGACACGTTCACGGGCTACCTGAAAGGCCCGCGCGGCCAGTACCACTACGCGTTCCCCGCGTCGTTCCGCTGGGTCTACGCGTGTCCGACGATGGACCTGGTCGCCATCGCCGTCCAGCCGTCCCTGAACGGTCCGCCCACGTTTCTGGCCTACTACCAGTGTGACGGCGGGGCCTACGTCCTGAAGCGGAACGCGCGGAACGACACGCGCGGGTCGGAAGCCGACGTCGATCTGGACGGCTTTCTGGACGACGACCACACGGTCCTATGGACCAGGGACCAGGGGGACGACTGATGTCCGCCCGGCTGACCGAAACCCACGGCGACACGATCCGGGACCTGGTCCCGGACGACCTGGCGGACATCCAGGCCGACGCCTACCGCGACGGCGAAGACGCCGACTTGTGGGCGTCCGACATCCCGGTCTGTGTGAACTGCCAGTCCGCGAACCTGGCGGCCTACGGTGGCGGGAAGCAGGTCGTCCGCGTGAACGGCGTGGACCTGGTAGCCGACCAGTGTCACGACTGCGACCAGATGACCGTCCAGGTCCTGGACGTTCACGACCAGGACAAGGGGGACGACTGATGGTCATCAGCTTCAGCGACGACACGGCGTTCGGTTTCCTGGCCGACGAAGGCTTCGTGGTCACGGCCCGCGCGTCCCGACGCGCGAACCCGAACAGCCCGACGTGGGCGAACCGCGGACGCGGTCAGGAAAAGGTCGCGGACGTGAACGTGTTCGAACTGGGCGACCCAGTCGATCCCCTGGACCGCGGCATCGACCGGCTAGCTCCGTTCAGCGGGTTCGACAGCGGCGACGCCTGGCGGCAGGCGATGCGGGACCTGAACGACGGGTTTCCGGACCAGGTCTGGCTTTACTTCGTGTCCATCGACCAGTGGGCCGAAGAAGCCCAGGGCGAAGCGCGGCTGGTCACGGACGGCGGCCATCCTGGCGACCACGTCGTGGTCGGGTCCTGGAACGACATCGACGACGCGCCGGGCGTCGTGTCCGGACGGGACAAGGACCTGGTCGCCAGCGTGTTCCGGGACCAGAACTGGACCTACGTCGTCTGGATACCGGACTTCATCCTGGACGACGCGGATCGCGACGTCGATCTGGTCGAAAGCAGTGACCACCTGGCCGCCGGGGGAGTCAGCGACTACAGCGACAAAGCCTGGAAGTTCAGCCAGCCCTACCGGGAAACCGCGACCGACGACGCGACCAGCTTCCTGCCGAAGTCCCAGGTCGTAGTCTTCGAACGACTGGACGACCTGGACCTGAACACGCCCCAGCAGGGGCTGACGGACTTCTGACCATGACCAGCGAAGACACGATCCACGACAGCGACAGCATCACGCGGACGAAGACCGCGCTGGTCCTGGACCTGGCCGACGGGCGGACGGTCGAACTGACCGCCCACGTCGCTACGCCGCGCGACGACGGCCTACGCGGGATGGAACCCAGGGACCGGAAGTCCGAAACCCAGGCTGGCTTCCAGGCCGGCCCGGCGACGCTGATACTCCGCGACCTGGACGGCGAAGACGCCGACCCTATCGGCCTACTGCCGGTCGATCTGCAGGCCGACATCGACGCCCCGGATGACTGGCGACGCCTGGACGACGACGAAGTCGGGAAGCGCATCTGTCCCGACCCGTCTATCCTGGGGCCGGTGTTCGAACACGACAGCGGCGAAGCCTGGCTACAGATCGAACGGAAGTTCCAGGACGGCAGGCCGCGGTTCCGCGTCTACATAGAAGCCGGCGACCCGTCGTCCGGCATCTGGCCGGTCGAAGAACGCGACCGCGGCCAGAACCACGACCAGGTCGCTGCTGACGCGCGGAGCCTGATGCAGAACTACGACCACGACGCCGGGGGCGACGATGACTGACGTCGCCCTGCTGGCCGGGACCGCGGTCGTCCTGGTCGCCATCACGGGCGTCCTGGCCTACAAGGCGGGGAAGAACGACGCCGACGCCCCGCCGGTCCTGGTCCCACTGGACTACGACCCGGACTCCCACTACGGCGACCACGTCATCGTCGCCCGCGTGAAGTACGACCAGACCGGGAACCGCGAAACGCTGGCCGTCCTGGACGATGGCCGGTCTGACCACGAAGCGAAGCAGGCCATCCAGAACCAGGTCCGCGGCGTCGAAGTCGACGAACTGATAGACACGCCGCTTAACGAATGCGGACCCGGAGCTGATGACTAGGACTGACACGG